TAATCCAAAGTTAAATTTGTATCAGTACCCCCACCAAAAACGCCTCTATCACCATAATAATATGAGGGAGCTACAATCGTAATCTCTCTAAACGCACTATCCCAGTACTGATAAAACTTACTGTTAGCAGAGTCGTACCAATAGTCACCGTTTGCATTCCCGCTACTAGGCTCAGTTCCACTGGCAGTATAATTTTGTAATGGTGAAGCACCACCGATCTTAATACCGTTTTCAAGGTCAATCGCTGTGCCGTTATCTTTAATGGTGTTTACTTTTAATGTACTCATTAGGAAGCGGCCCCCGATAAAGATCCCATATTATCGCAACCAAACGCATAACTACCGAAAGTCGTGGCATTACCAGCCGTAGCTATGGTGACAATGTTCTGCGTATCTAACCGCAAAGCTGGAGATTGCCTGTAACCACCCGCCCAGACAGCCTTAGTTTCGTTACAAGCCGAAGCAACCCAACCCGCTGCATTCGTTAAATTTCCGAAAGAATAGGCATTGCCAGCACTTGCTGGACTCCAGTATTCGATGCTTGCAGTCTGACCGCCAGAGTTATTAGTGTACCCGCCAGCAACAAGAATACGAGTGCTAGTTCCACAAGCGGCTTGTCCACCCGTTCCATTCCTAGCTGTAATCAAATCTCCCCAGTCTGCAGCATTAGCCTCAGTAGCAATCGTCACGTAATCTATCACATTTTGTTGAGAGCCGTAGTAGCCCCCAATAAAGAAACCTTTAGTTCCGTCAGAAGCCCCGGGGCCATTATTTCTAGTGTTAGTTAGACTGCCACCCCAAGTGGTAGCGTTACCTGCAGTGTCAATAGTGACCTTTTCGATTGTGCTGGGTTGGTTTTGACCCATTGCAAACATAGCGGTTATACCATTGGATGCGGTAGCAGAGTTTGAGGGAGTAGATGCCATATCGCCAAAATCTGTAGCATTAGCAGTTGTACTCGTTGTGACGTACTCGATTTTATTAACGTAACCGCTTTCAATACCACCCGCAAAAAGCCCTCTACTACCACCCGCAGTGCCAGCAACGCCTGTTCTATTAGCTGTTAAAGAACCGAAGCTACTTGAGCCGCCAGAACCAGTTATATCTATGTAGCGAATTGCGTTTGTCTTGTAGGGATTGCTGCTTGTATTACCACTCGCAGTAAGCATCCGATCACCGATATGGGGAACTGGGTTTGCCGTTCCACCGCCAATGACTCGCTTCCACTCACCCCCAGCACGATAGTCTAAATTCCCAACTGTTGGTGCATACCAAATATCACCATCACTAGGACTAGAAGGCTCACTATCACTATTTGTAAATGCGCCACCGCCAAGAGTTTGCGCTGATCCACCAACCTTAATTCCGTGAGTGAAATTAGCAGCACCTGTGCCAGCTAAATTGTTAATTTTATCTACGGTAATATCTGACATTATGAATGCGCTCCTGATAAAGCACCTGAGCCATAACCTATTGCTCCTGTAGTAGCCCAGATTGAGGCATTTCCAGCCGAATCTATTTGTACTCTATGAGCATATTGTTGCATTTGGCTGGAATTATTAAGACCTTGCATCCAAATTGCGTGTGTTTCGTTATTAGTAGAACTACAATATCGAAGGCCGTTACCTAAATTACCAAAACTATAGGCATTACTGGCACTTGCTGGATTTATATACTCAATACTTGAAGTAGATATTGAACTACTGGTAGTTCCCCCACCAATAAGTATACGGCTACTGGTTCCACAAGCGGAGTTGCCGCCCGTATCTTTTCTTGCCGTACCGAGATTTCCCCAATCTGAGGCATTGGCATCAGTAGCAATGGTCACGTAATCTATTTCATTAAGTTGCGTAGAACTAGAAGCCGTTCTCCCGCCAAAGAAGAAACCCTTAGTACCATCAGAAGCACCGCAACCATTACTTTTGGCCTGAGTTAAAGTGCCAGACCAAGCGGTGGCGTTGCCAGCGGTATCTATGGTGACTTCTTGGATTAAACTCGTTTTGTTATTATCATTCATAGCATAAATAGCGATTTCGCCATTGGATGCTGAAGCACTGGTATAAGAAACCTCTGTCAGATCACCAAAATCAGTGGTATTTCCAGTTGAGGATATTGTGACGTATTCAATTTTATTAACGACCCCTGTTCCACTGACTGAGCCACCCGCAAATAGCCCTCGCCCCCCGCCAGAAGCACCAGTAACATATGCATTAGTTGTTGATAAATTACCGAAAGTGTTAACAGTCGCTCCAACATCTAAATCGTAATATTTTATTAAATTCGATTGCCACGGTGAAGAGTTCAAATTACCTAACGTAAACATTGCTCTATCGCCAAAGTAAACTGGCCCCGGCGGGATCACTCCTAAAGTAACGGTTTGCCACGCACTGTTTACATAGATCATCAATGCGCTGTTTGTAGTATCCCACCAAACCGCACCATTCGACGGGCTTGAGGGCGCAGTGCCACTGCTAGTAAAGCTGGAAGTAGCTAGACTGCCCAGCGCAACCCCGCCAACAGTTGGAGCGGTAGTGAAGTTTGGTGCGCCAGTTCCAGCGGCATCAACGATTGTATCTACACGAATTTCGGTCATAGGATTACGTGCCTTCCCCCAGCCGCAATAGTTAAAGTTACGCCGCTGGCAATAGTAAGCGGCCCAACTGTTAGAGCGCTTTCTGTGGCTCCTACTGTGGTGTTAGTCGTAAGAGTGCGTGAGGCCACGTTTACTGTGCCAAACCCTGCCGAAGAAGTTATTGTGCCGAATTGAAGAGTTCCGCTGCCAGTTGTTTTTAAAACCTGGTTTGCACTCCCGTCAGACGTAGGGAGCGTAAAAGTAGACACAAAGCTTTGCAGGTTTGCATCATAAGCCAAGGCGTCTGTACCAACCACCGGCGGTCTTACAACGATTGCCCCGCCCATGCCTGAGTGGTTTGCGCAGTAGTAATAAAGCGCTGGGCAATCCTGTTCTAGCTTCACCTCAATATAGGCCCCTGCAGTGCCCTGTGTGCCCACTTCGGTGATGCCGGTAGTGAATTGCGAACCGCTGTTGTGAGTGCCGTCTGAGGTTGTGCTGAAGCGGAAAGGATGACCTGATATGGAACTTGCCGAAACATCAAAACGATAAGTCACCGAAGGCACCAAGGTCAGAGTTTGATTGGCAGTTCCATCGACCACAAACTCACCGTTCAGAACGATGACATTGATGTCTGCGTAAAGGAGATCCAAATCATTGGCAGAAGCGCTGATAAAGACTTTGGCATTGCCAGACAGGTTCAACAAACTGCCTGTACTTGAACTCGTTAATGTACGGGAAAGCGTACTCCCTGAATGGGTATATACACCTGTAGATACTTCCCAGGCGCCGCCGGTATCCTCAATTACCAGCCGAACCGTGTGCCCATCTAAAGAAGAAGGCACGGCCTGATAGCCAGTCTCCGCAGAGCCTAGCGTAACCGTGCCTGTGCCTGTCGTAGAGGTCGAAACCTTTACACGATCTGCGAACCGAGCCATTTAGGTTCCTTAATCAAATTTGATAACGAAATCGCCAATACCGAAGCGGAGAATATCGCCCGAGTTCACCGTGCGGGCCGTGGTCAAAGCGCCGGTCAGGAACGGGAATCTGGCGGGGTTATAGCCATCACCTGACCCTGAACCATACTCACTTACTCGAAATGAACCGCCAGAATTATTATAGACAGTGCTGTGATAACCACGATAAATCCCCCAGTGCGTTATTGATCCCCAATCAGAAGTAGCTTCGGGGAAGGCAATAGCGGAAGTGTTGGCTATGGAACTGACGCCACTACTGGTGGCTGGAGTTCCAAAAACACTAGCAATAGAGCTACTGGAAGCAGTGTTGTGGTAAATTAATTGCTGGCGGGCATACCCAGCGCCCGAAAGTTCGCCCGTGCTACCACCAGCAGACACATTTGTCGGGTTACTACCAGGATCACCTTTATAAAGGCCCAGAAATAAAGAATTACCAATAACATCGTAGTTTGAAGCACCGTCGCTAGCTGAAGGGCTCTGAGCGGTATAATTGTCGGTGAGATAAGCTAAAGATACGCTAGGCCAGTAGCTGTTTCTGTTGTTAATGGCAGTATTGCCAGCACTATCACTTAAACCAGTTGTGTTTGCCCAATCGAATGAACCTGAATTGTTATGTCGGCTCCAAGGCTCATTTATAAAGCCAAGCCTACGTGCAACCTGACGCCGCCACTCCGTTGCAGTCCAATACTGAAAAGTAGCAGTGGTACTTGCGGTTGCAGCCATTGCCGTATGACCCATACCCATTTTGGCAGGAAATGTTAAATCAAACTCCCCGATAGCAATACGGAATTGGTCACCGCTGCCTACCGCCACTCCTGAAGACAACGATCCAATCATTAAACAATTGGCGGCGGTTGTGGCAGTCGCATCATCCCAAATCGAATAATGAGTTACCGTTCCCCAGCTTCCTGTGGCCTCTGCGAAATCAATTGCACTGGTATTGGTGATGCTATCGTTTGTTCCAAAGCCAAATTTAGTAAACATGCCTGAAGTTGATGACGTGTTATCGGTCGTTTGATGCACGTTATCCACAAGGTGAACACGGGAGTAGCCCGAACCAGATAATTCACCAGTGGACGGGCTGGCTTCAGTCGGCGTACCAGAATGTAATCCCAAGTATAAATTACCGGGAATATCCAGCTTAGTATGACCGAAAATGTGCTTGAGAAGCTTTACTTCCCATTCATCGGTGAGAATACCCATCAGGCGCTCCTATTAATCAATATTGATGTCGAGATCGCCGGCAGGGATGCGGAAGATGTCGCCAGTGGAAATAGTTTTATCGGCAGTCAACTGAGCATGGACGATCATGTCGCTGGCTGACCCGCCGCTCGATGCCGGCATGATCATCACAGCCACTACGGTTCCGTAGTTTGCCGTTGCTTCTGGGAACTCGATTGCCGAGGTATTGGAAGCATTGTTGCCGCTAATGGTGAACGCAACTGACTGACGGACATAGGCCGTACCAGAGGTTGTTACTTCAGTTCCGAGAGCAGTATCTGTCGGATCTGTCGTGCAAAGGGCCACGTACCAAGCGGTTGGGCGTGTCACTGAACTTGCTGTCAGTAAGTAATTTAAAGTGTGTGTTTCAAAACTGTTTGAGAGGCTCATGGGTTTCTCCTATTTCCTCAAATCGTTAGCGTGAAAGAGGAAACAGCGAGCGTGTCTCCTGCGAAAAGGTTAACGTTGGTTAGCGTGAGGTCGCCCCCGCCGCTTGTTACCGTCACAGTGCCGCTGAAGACTTCAGAACCACCTGACGTAAAAACTTTGAATTGGGTTGCCGTGCCAGCATTCACGGTCGTGTCCGTGGTGATGGTATTGGCAGTAACGGAACCATTATTGGCGGCTCCGAAAGCTGGGTTGGTAAGGGGCAATGTCGCTAACTCATTACCGTCAGCATCAAGGATCTGCAGATTACCTGCAGAACTTCCACTGTCGATTTCGTCTACAATGCCGTCTAAAGCGGCATTCTTAGCCCGAGTGGTTAATGTTATTGCCACTGCCCCTTGCCTTTATGCTAGGTAGTCACGATCGACTTCTTCGGCACCTTTGCCATCGACATCCATGACCATTGCCCACACACGCAGCTTGCCGCCTGTGGCGGTGCCTGTGAGTGTATCAACGGTGATGTCGAGGGTGTCTTGGGCACCAAAGTAGGCCATGCCACCGGCCATCGGAGCTACTGCTCCAACAGACTTACCGGCCATGGCGTAACCGGATGCAAATGCGTCATCATCAAAACCTGTTCCCAGGTCAAAAGTCAGAGCGGATGCACCGGCCAATGCTTCAGTCACTTCTACGCCAGCAGCTAAAATAGCTGTTTGAGCAGGAAGCGTTACGACTGTGTTCGCACCGGCTGACAAAGCTGTTGCTGCAACTTCGACAGAGATATTACGGATTCCAGATGGGGTCATAATAATCTCTCCTATGCTGCGTTGTATTTGGCTGTGACGATGCCTTCAGGGCGAAGGATCTTTGAGCCGTAGACGTGGACGCCACGAACGATGTCGGCGAAGCTGTCAGGATCACGGTAAGTTTCCGTTTTGTTGATCTGTTCAGCAGTTGCTACAGCACTGTCATGACCGGCTACGATTACTCCAAAGTTTGCGTTTTGGTTGGCCGCTCCTGTAGTTCCAGCGCCTGTTCCTACCTTCGGAAGATTTGAAGAAGTGTAGACACGGAAACCGTGGAAGTTTTTAAGAACCAAACCATTGCGCAAGCCGCCTGACTCACCCCAATCGGATTGCAATAAGCGAGAATCTTCGTCACGAAGGATCTCTAGCATGACGGGGTCTAGAACCAGCCAACGCCCTTGGGTATCAACTTGTTGTTGATCTAACAGCCGAGCCATCCGTGATACGATCATCGCAGGTGAAACGGTGTCAGTGGGCAGTGCTGTGGCGCCTGGCAAACGTGCTGCTACTGGAATCGAATGATTGCCGGCAGAGCCTGTTGTGATGTTGCCAAAATCACCTTTTTTCAACTTCATTGAAGACAACAATTCGTCGGCGTCTGCAGTTGTTACTGCTTTGGTGCCACGAGCCGTTGTGTTCACGGTGTCAGCATTGCTGTGAAGCGCTGACTGCTTGTAACCTGACAGGTAACCAAGAACGTCTTGGTCGTACTGATCCGCTAGGCGATAAGCCGCACGATCGGTTGCAAGCTGCATGAAGTTAACGTGGGAATGAGCTTCCTCAATATCGTCGATTTTGAAGGCAAAGTAGTTTGCCTTGTCTACGACGAGCGTGAAGTCTTCATCATCAAGATTTTGGGTCGAGATTTGAGTGCCACGCTGATAAGCTGACACGGAAATTTC